GAGTCTTTATGCTTGGGTAATATTGTCTCATTGTTATTGTTGCACACTTAGACAAATAGTTAATTGCCTCATCATCATTTTTTGATGTTTTTACATTTTCAAATTCTGCTAAGAACAACTTTAAATATTTTATTTTTAATGGGGTGATATACAACTCTGTTCCATCAAAGAGTTCAATTATCGAGGTCTTGTATATTTCTGTAGGCACTATATAAGTATACCAAACAGAAAGGCCCAACCCCGAAGGATTGAGCCTCTCATATATTAAGTTGTATTATGCTGACAGTGTGCGGTCTACGATCTTACCGTATGATGCGTTGTCATTTGGAAGAAGACGGAACGAAACTTCAAACATTGAAGCCTCATCACGCTTTGCTGATACTGTTACGCTCTCGATTGAGAGTGCACGGTATGCAACATAGATTCTTTCCTTTGGCTCTAGAGAAGAACCAGAACCTGGTCCTACTGCTACGAGTCCACGCTCTAGTGGAACGTCACCAATATCACCAGCAGACATCTTAATTGATGTTGCTCCTGATGCTGTTACTGGGTCTTGATTATCTGCAATTGCAACCAAAAGATTTTCTAGTGTTGCTTCTGCGAATGCAGTGTTTAGATTAACTGTCATACCTTGCTTGAATAAACGAGCAACGTCGAGAAGTTGATCTACTGCTACTTCACCAAAATCAGGCTGGAATGCTAGTTCCAAACCATTTGATGTATATCCTACGTTTGTGAACTTCTCTGCCCAGTTTGGTGTTCCACCATCTGTTGAGAGTATGTCCTTGTAAGATGTTGCGGACTGAGCAAAAGTTGGAAGATCTGTCGCTGCTTCAGCGTCAGTGATCGTTCCTGCTGATGTGTATCCGATTGGACCTGCATTATGTGTAAAAAGTGCTGCTGCACCCACGATAATGTTACTACTTGAACCACGGCTATATGCCATATATCTCACCTCTTTCATTTTTATTAAAAGGGGGTTGTTTCCTCGCTCTAATTATACTACCCGTTTATTATGGGTTTACTGGGTGCCAGTCGTAGTCTATGATGATTTTATTCCCCGCATAAGTACGGGCTGTTCCAAAGTCAACAATATCTCTGGTTTCTTCTAGTTGATAGATCTTAAAGTTGTGGAAAAAGCATGGCTTTGATAAAGGCCATAGTTCAGGGTTGGCTGCTGCCCACTCGTTAAGGTCTTTTGCTGAGTCGTCGCCACAGTCAAGCAAGTCGCTTACCTTTTGTTGAGTTAAAACCATTTTTGATGTTGCGTCTTCACCTACTGCGTAAAAGTAATACAGAAGTTGTTCACACTTGATATATGGGAAAGGAGTTCTTCTCATTTTAAACATTCTGTCGTATACTCCAAACACGCCAGTACTCTGTGGAAATGTTTCAGTAAGTGAATCAATTTCTGTTGGCAGTGTTGGGAAGAAGTATGTAATCTGTCCTGGAGAATCAAAGTCCATTTTGGCATTTAGATAAGCATTAATAATTGTGGGTGGATGATGAATAGTAGCCATTAGATTCCTCTTCCTGCGTTAGCAATCCAGCGGTATCCAGTCTTTAAGCCTAAAGACCTGCCACCTGTTTTTGCAGATACCATATTTTTCTTATAAGCCTGTGGATATTTAAAATATTGTAAAAGACCGCTTGAGTTTAAAAAGGACTGCCTAAAATAAACACCAAAAAAATTATTAAGCACATTCTCAAATTGACCCTGTGTTTGTCCTCCAGGGTTTTCTACACGAACCTCGTTTGATGTATAAATTTCTGTGCCATCAATTTCAAACCTTAATGCGTTTGCTTTCTTTGGTTTAATCGTAACAGCAATACCCTCTTCCATAATTTTTGCTTTATTATAGAATGGAACATTTGACCCCTCTTTAATTGAAACTGATTGCTTTAAAGATGATGTAAATGTAATACCAATATTAGTAACCTTGTAGTCTAAATCAAAAAGTCTTGCTTGTGGGCTTCCAGTTCTTTGCCACTCATAAACATGGTGAAGCAAATCTGGAGACATTCTTGCATTCGCATCAATAAACTGTGCTGCCAACTCAGACACCTTTGGTGCTAATGAAAGGTAAAACTCTGTCTTTCCTTTTTGCACTCCATCTAAAAATCCAACCGAGTACTCCATTATGTTGTCTATCTCTTTTTTAAATTGTTTACTATCAATCACAAGTTTTAACATTAGACATCACCTGATTGATTTTCTGATCTTCTTATTACAATCTTGTATGATTCAACTACTCCAAATGGTCCAACAAATGGCTCAAATGTTGCTATCTCAAATAGTGTGCCCTTGCCAGATCTAGGACCAGATGTTTCCATGTAGATTAGGTTTCCTTCTTGATCTTTAATGTCTGTTATTAATATATTTGTTAAAGAGTTTTTGTTGTCACGAGAAGATATTCTAATATCTGATTTTGTTCTGCCCACTAGTACAGAGTTTTGAGTTATGTTTACATTTGGCTTTACTTCTTCTTTAAATGCCGAGCCACCTGATGAAAATGTACAAGCAAAGACTCTATCTGATATCCACTGCTTTTTAATTGCACCAAAATCACCTTGCTCAATTATTGGGTGATAAACAGATGCCTGCATTGGAAACATGAAGTCTGGACTCTCGCAAACTGTCATTATAATACCCCAAGTTTTGTAATAGACTTAGCATACTTTGAAAGTATCTTGTCTACAATTATGTTTCCTGTTCCTTCGAAAAGACCCTTGTCAAACTGAATTCTAAATTGATCTGTATTGTAAGAAGAAATAAATCTCTTGTAATAATCTAACTTTCCACATTCTAGATCGTGGATAAGCATCTCTGTTGCTCTAATAATGTCTGATGGCACTGCTGTGTATCCATGCTCAACAGTTACCAAGTAATCCCATGTTCTTCCAAACCCTCTATATATAAACTGTGGGTCTAAGGAATCTGATGCTGCTGCTGGTAAAACTAATGGTGCTGATTCAGCACGGTTAATGTTGTCAGATGACTTTTCAATAATTGCTGTTTTGTCTGATGATACTTCGTATTGTCTATCTTCTACTAACTTGTTGTTTTCATATACCGATAAAACTTTCTTTACGTCATCCCAGATTGGTAGGTAGTCTGATCCAGTTCCCGTAAAATGTAAAACCTTCTTCTTGTAATAAAATCCTTCTATAACAATTGAATCAATAATGGCTCTTGCAATTTCTTCATTTAAAGCATACGCTGCTATATCTGATGCTGTTGATCCTTTTGTTGATGGGTCTACATATGGTCTTACAATCTCATATGTTTCTTCCTTAAGAATTGCTTCTCCAACTCCCCCAAGATTTTTAACAATTTCAACCTTATAAGATGAGTCATAATTCCCTGGCAAAATTATGCCAATAACGTTTCCTGCTGCCTTATTTAAAAATGTTAATGTTGATACTGAAAGATCCGCCATATCCGTTATGGTAACAGTAATAGTTGATGATGTTATTCCCGCAGGAACTACAAAATCAACAGGTATATCTGCATATGGCGAAACTCTCAATATCTCCATCTTTAATTATCCAAAAGCCTTCTTGACTTCTTCTGGTGTAGCAATGCGAACATGCCCACGAGTTAGCCACTTATCTGCTTGTGCTTTTGTAACAATATTGTATCCCTTAGCAATTGCACCAACCTCTTCCCAACGAACGCTCTTTGTTGAGTGAAGTGCTACCTTTTCTGAAAGATCTACTGACTGTGTTATTACAGCCTTTGGACCGTCTGCTGCCATTGATCCAATAGCGCCTGTTTCTGTAAATCCTAGTGCCTGAACTGGCTCTTCTGCTGCAGGTGCTTCGACTACTGCCTCGACAACTGGTGCTTCTACAACTGGCTCTGCTACTGGCTCTGCTGGTGCCTCTACCACTGGGGCTTCGACATGGTCTTGCTCTTCTGCATTATCTGCTGAAAACGGACTGTTGTATTTATTATTTTCCATTGTATCCTCCTTGTTTGTATTATATCATTAAAGTATTAAGGGGGACAGGAGAGTGAACTCCCGCCCCCCATTAAAGGTACTGTTTACAGATTACTCTGCTGCAGCGTCAGCGAATGCGATTGCATCCTCTTCTTCCCAGTTGATTCCGAAGCGAACGAATACAGTGTATTCAATTGTATCCTTCTTCGCTACGTACTCACGGTTTACAGTGATGTCTCTTTGGAATCCCCATACACGGTTTGCAGGGAATGTCAAATCGATATAGCCTGCTGGGTAGTAAGGAACTTCCTGAACTTCGATTCCGAGAACACGAGTTGTACGTGCTCCACCGAATGTCTGTCCGATACCATCAAGGTATGACTGGCGGTTTGCCTGGGTTGATCCTGGCATCTGGCCTGAGAATGCTTCTGCAACTGCATCAGCGAGTGTACCGTTATTCTTAACGATTCCGCCGAATGCATC